AACGCCACCGCTGCCAACGGCGGCAACATGGTCGCCACCAACCTGCGTCCGCAAGACTTCATCACCATGCTGCGCAACCGCACTCTGGCCACGCAACTCGGTGTTCGCACCCTGTCTGGTCTGGTTGGCAATGCTGACATCACCCGTCAAACCGCAGGCGCCACCGCTTACTGGCTGGCCTCTGAATCGACCGCCATCACCGAATCGCAGCAAACCATCGGCCTGTTGCAACTGCGCCCTAACAACCTCGGCGCATACACCGAAGTAACCCGCCAGTTGATGCTGCAATCCACCCCGGATGCTGATAGCTTCGTGATGGGCGACCTTGCCGCGCAGTTGGCCGTCGCTATCGACGCCGCCATCTTCGCCGGTACAGGCACCGAACAGCCGCAGGGCATCATCGGCACCGCCAGCGTCGGCGCAGTGACCGGTACCACGCTCGGCCTGGCTGGCTTGATTGAAGCACAAACCGATGTCGCCGGTGCCAACGCACTGACCGCAAACTGCCGTTATGTAACCACGCCGGCTGTTGCTGGCCTGCTCTCGCAGCGCGCCCGCATCGCCTCGACCGACTCCAAAACCCTCTGGTCGGGCAACATTCTGGATGGCGTGGTCGAAGGTTACAGCGCCCACTCAAGCAACAACATCACCGCCGCCACCTGTATTTTTGGCGATTTCAGCCAGGCAATTCTGGCCGAATGGGGTGTGCTTGAGGTTGATGTCAATCCTTACGCAAACTTTGCCGCAGGCATCACCGGCATCCGCGCTTTCTACACCTGCGACGTGGGTGTGCGCGTACCGGGTGCGTTCTCTGTCATCGGCACCATTACCTAATAGGCGCGGGCGGGGCTTCGGCCTCGCCCATTCCAAACGGAAAAGACAATGGAAGTTCAAGTCATCAAATCATTCATGTTTGCCGGCAAGCCGCAACCCGTGGGCGAAATCCTCGACATGCCAATCGCTGATGCGCATTACGCCATCGGCCTGAAGCGTGCCGCCGCAATCGCCGATGTGGTGCCGGTTGAAGTCAAGCCGGTCAAAGCCAAAAAGGCCAGCAAGTGACATTCACCGAGCGCGCCTACTTTGCCGACTTTGGGGTTGATGCCACCCTGAATGGCGTCACGGTGCGCGGCATCTTTGACGATGCCTATGGCGAATCATTTGGCGGCATGGTCGCCGGTTCCGGCCCGATGTTTAGGGTGCTTTCAAGCGTATCCGTCACAAGCGGCAATACGCTGGTTCACGCCGCAACCACTTACACCGTGGTCGGCATTGAACCAGATGGCACCGGGCTTACCCTGTTGCGGCTGGAAAAAGCATGAGCCACCGTCGCACGCAGCTGCGCGCCGGCCTCGTTGCTGCTTTAACCGGCCTGGCGACTACCGGCAGCCGTGTGCACGCCTCGCGTATGCGCCCGGTCAAGGCCGAGCAAATGCCCTGTTTGCTGATCGCAACAGGTGACGAGCGCATTGACGGCACCGCCACGCAATCCGGCCCGCTGGATCGTCAATTAACCGTGAATATCCGTGGCTATGCCATGGGCGCCACGGTCGACGACACCCTCGACCAGATCGCGCTGGAAGTCGAAACGGCCCTCGCCAGCAAAGGCTACGCCCTGCAAAGCATAGAAGTGGATTTTGACGACGAACTCGAAAAGCCGGTCGGCAGCATCTCGCTCAATTACGAAATCATGTACTTCACCCAAGCCGGAAACCCCGGCGTTTCCGCTTAAGGAGAAATTCAAATGGCAACAAAAGTCTGGTCCAACGTGCAGGTTGCGATGCAATCCGCGCTCGGTGTGGCTAAAACCATCACCGCTATCACCAAAGCCTCTACGGCTGTCGTTTCTTCCACCGCTCACGGCCTGGCCAACGGCGATGTCGTCATTCTGGCCGTGCAAGGCATGTGGCAGCTTGATACCCGCACCGTGCGCATCGCCAACGTGGCCGCCAATACCTTTGAACTTGAAGGCGTTGATTCCACCGGCTACGACACATTTACCTCCGGCAACGCGCAGGCCATCACCTTCGGCACCACGTTCTCAACGATTGGCGACATGTCCACGTCCGGCGGCGATTTTGAAATGATCGACATCACCACCATTCACGACAACGTTAAAAAGTCGATCCCCGGCTCCGCTTCGCAGGTAGAAGTTTCCGGCAACTTCAATTGGGACCCGTCCGACCTCGGTCAGATCGCTTTGAAATCGGCCTCCGACTCTCGCGCCCTGCGTGCCATGCGTATCACCTTCTCCGACGGTGCCAAGTGGTATTTCACCGGCTATCCGGGCTACACCGGCTCGCCGACTGGCTCTGCCCAAGGCAAGGTCACTTCCCCGTTCAAGCTCTCGTCGTTCGGTCGCCCTTCGTTCTACGCCAGCTAACAGTTTCCAGCGGGCAGGGCAGCAATGCTTAAAACGCGCCGGCCTGACGCGCAGCCCGCTGGAATTCATCAGGCCATTTTTCAAGGATTCAGGCCATGTCGTTCAAGTTGCAAGCAAACCCTACCTTTAAAGCACAAGTCAGCATCCCGATCCCCGGCGAAAAAGCCGAGGCCGTCATGTTCACTTTCAAACACAAAACCCGCGCTCAGTTTGACGCGCTCATCACCGGCCTGGCCAGTGGTGACCAGCACATCGATAGCGCGGTCAAAGAAGTCGTTATTGAATGGGTTTATCCCGGCGTCGAATACAGCGCCGAAGCCCTCGACCAATGTCTCGACATGTTTCCCGGCTCCGCGCTCGCCATCTTCACGGCTTACCGCGACAACCTGCTGGAAGCACGCCGAAAAAACTGAAGGAGGCCGCCCGCCTGATGGTGGGCGGCAACCAGGGCGACGTCGGGATGTTTGCATCCATGGGCATCCCGCCCGAACAGTGGGAAAAGTTGTTAACGCCAGAAGCATTGGACATCTGGCCGGAAAATTGGGCGTCGGTTGAGGTATTCAGCGCCCTGCAAACGCAATGGCGGGTCAGCATGAATGGCCCGACCGGGCTGGACTACGCAGCATTGCCCGTGGTGATGGATTTACTGGAAGTCGAGCGCCGCGCCGAATGTTTCGCGGGTCTGCAAGTGATGGAAATGGAAGCGCTGGAAGTATTCAGATCGAAAAATAATGGCTAACAACGAAACATCCATCATTATCAGCGCCGTCGATAAGACGCAAGGCGCGCTCAACTCGGTCAACGGCAACCTTTCCACGCTGGAAGGCCAGTTCACCAAGCTGACCGGCGTTGTCTCGGGCTTCGCCGCGCTGGCTGGCGTCACCGCCTTCGCCGGCATCGTCAAAGGTGCCGTCGATTCCGCTGCCGGGCTGCACGACATGGCGCAACAAACCGGCGCCAGTGTCGAATCGCTCTCTGCCATGCGCGCCGCCGCCAAGCTGGCCGGCGTCGATATGGAACAGGTGGCCGGTGGCCTCGGCAAACTCTCTAAAAACATGCTCGCCGCCTCGCAAGGCAGCGGCGACGCCGCCAAGGTATTCAGTGCGCTGGGTATCAGCGTCACCGATTCCAGCGGCAAAATGAAAACGTCCGACGCGGTGTTTCTGGAGTTTTCCAGAAGCCTGCAAACGGTAGGCAGCGCCAGCGAACGCGCCGCCGCCGCTCAGCTTGTTTTAGGCAAGAGCGGGGCGCAGTTGTTGCCGATGATGAATGACCTAGGCGTGGCCGGCGAACTGCAAGCCAAGATCACCGCCAAGCAAGCCGCCGCTGCCGACGACCTTCAAGACAACATGACCCGCCTGTCCACGGTCGGGCAGGCATGGAAAACCACCGTCGCCATGGAAATGGTACCGGCGGCTAATGCCTTCGTTGAAGCCCTGCTCGAAGTATCCACCACCACCGACATGAGCAAGAAAGCGGCCAAAGACCTCGCCGCCGATGGCTCAATCAAGGAATGGGCAATCAACTCGGCGCGGGCAGTTGGCTTTGTGGTTGACGCCTTTGATGGCGCTGCCCGCACGGTTAAAGGTATCGGCATTCTGATCGCCGCCGCCGCTGCGCAAACCGCCATGGTGGCCAAGGGCGATTTCGCCGGGGCAATGACCGTCGATTGGCGCAAAGACTTAAGTGACCTGGCTGGGCAAGAGCAATTCAGCGACATTCTGGCGCGCAAGCTGGCCAACATCGGAACCGAAGCACCGAAAGCCGCCGAAGGCACGCGCAGCCTGGCCGACGCGCTCGGCAGGATGTCGGCAGAAGGCGGCAAGGCATCAAACGCCCTCGAAAACCTGCGCATCGCCGAAATGATGCGAGTGCACAAAGAAGCGGCAAAAGAACTTGAAGCCCTGACCAAACAGCAGGACGACTACGCCAAAGCCCTGCAAGCTGCCCTCGGCCCGCTGGAAACCCAGGCGCAAAACATTGAGCGCGAAGTCGCCAACTACGGGCTGGCTGAATCGGCCATTCAAGGCATCATTGTCGCCCGCATGGAAGAAGCCCGCGCCATGGCCGCGCTGAACGGCGCCTGGCCGGAACATTTGAATTATCTTGACCAGGAAATCGCCGCCCGTAAGCGCATCGCCTCGGCCTCGTCGCAAAAAGAATTCCTCGACGCCAACAAAAAAGCCGCGCAACAATCTGCAAAGGATTGGGAAAAATTCAGCGACGACATCAACCGCGCCCTGACCGACGCGCTGATGCGTGGCTTTGAGGATGGCAAATCCTTCGGCCAGAATTTTGTCGACTCGCTTAAAAACTCACTCAAAACCGCCGCGCTCAAGATCGTCGTCAATTACGTCACCAGCACGGGCGGCTCGCTGATCGCTACCGGCGCCAACGCGGTGCTGGGTACAAGTTTCGGCGCGGGTGGCGGTGGATCATCGGGCGGCTCGTCCGGTTCTAACGGCACCAATTATCTCAGCCTGGCCAGCAACGCCAGCACGCTTTATAACGGCTACAACACGGCCATGGTCGCCGGCCAATGGCTGGGCGGGTCAATGAGTACGGCAAACGCCGCCGGCACACTTTACGCCAACGCAACCGGCACGGGCCTTGATGGCCTGTTGGCGACCAATGGCGCTTATGGTACGGCGGCATCCGGCTCAACGGCGGGCGGTGCCTCTGGCGGCTCGGCAGCGGGTGCCGGTGTATCAACCATTGCCTGGGTGGCCGCCATCGTTGCCGGCATGTATATGTCTTCTCAGGCATGGAAAGCCGGCATTCGCTGGGAAAACTACGCGAAAGAGCCGCAAAGCAAGTATGACCTAGAGGTATATTTGCGCGCCCAAAAAGATAAGCCCATGGAGGCGCTATTCGGCAAGGATTTCGTCAATTCAGAGTTTTACGCCGTCATGTCGGGTTCTGCGCTTTCGGCACAAATCCACTACATGCTGCAAGGGGCATTGTTCGGCAAAACCCGCGTCACCGGGTCAGAGATTCGCGGCACATTTAGCGAATCAGCGCAGGGTTTCAGCGGTGAACAAGGCGTCAGCTATAAAAAAACCGGCGGGCTATTCAGCAAGTCAAAAGAATGGACTGAATGGAATTCGCTACCCGCAGAAGTCGATACAGCCATGGATGGCATTTATCGCAGCGTGCGTGGTTCGTTTATGTTGCTCGGTGAAGTGTTTGAAGACACCACCCTTGCCGCCAAGCTGAAAGGCTTTGTTCATTCGTTTTCAGTCGGCACATTAGACGGCGAAGGTATCGCCAACGAACTATCTGCCAACATGAGTTCAGTTTTAACGCCGGCTATCAATGCGGCCGCAAAGTCAGGCGAAGCATGGTCATCAACATTTGCCCGTGTTTTGGAGGAAGCCAACGCCGTGCGCCGTGCCATGGAGTTGATGGGCAATGATCTGGTTCAGGTATTCGGCAAAAACAACCTGAACGGCATCCTGAAAGGCACCAATGCCCTGGTGCAGTTGTTCGGGTCGGTTGAAAAGTTCAACACCAGTTTCAATGCCTATTACGGCAATTTCTATTCGCAATCCGACCAGATCAAGCAGGCATGGCGCGACATGGCCGGCAGCTTCACCAGTATCGGCCAGGTGATGCCAACCACCCGCAAGGGTTTCCGCGAGTTGGTCGATTCGCTTGACCTATCCACCGAAAGCGGGCGCGGCACCTTCGCTGCGCTGATGTCGATTCAGTCTGCCTTTGCGCAACTGACGCCGACCATTGAGCAAGCCGACCAGGCGTTGAAAGACACGCTGCAATCGCAAATAAATTATTCGCAATCGTTGATCGATGGCTTTGACAACACCCGCGCCGCGTTGGCCAGCTACCGCACCGGACTGCTCACGGGCGACATAACCACACTGTCGACCACCGCGAAGTATGCCGAGTCAAAACAGGTTTATCAAGAAACCGCCAGCAAAGCAAAACTAGGCGACCTGGGCGCCGCCAGCCAACTTGCTGCCGTGTCGGATGCCTTCCTGAAAATCTCGAAAGACATGGGAACCAGCGACGCCTACGCCGCCGATTTCCGCAGCGTGGTGGGTACCGTAAATTCTGTTATTGGCGTGGCTGACCGGCAAATACCGATCGCGCAATCCGCGTTGAATGTCGCCAAGGCGCAGCTCGACGCATTAAACAATATCGCCACCGCGCTGGGCGCTACCAGCGTGCCGGCCTTTGCCGTGGGCGGCTACCATGCCGGCGGCCTGCGTCTGGTCGGCGAAAACGGCCCCGAGCTTGAAATGACCGGGCCTTCCCGCATTTTTACGGCAGCGCAAACCCGCGCCATGATGGCCGGCGAGACTAATACCGAGCTACTGGCCGAACTTAAAGGGCTACGCCAGCAAGTCGCCGACCAAAGTTATGAACTGCGCGCCATTGCTACCAGTAACGCCAAGCTGGAACGCATGGCCAGCCGCGCCGACACCGAAGGTGTGGTCGTCCGCACCGATGCCGATACCCCATTACTCACGGTGGCCGCATGAAAGTAATCAAACCAAACCAGATCGCCGCCGCGCAGCTCACCAGCAGCACGGTGCCGGAAACCGAACACGCCGCCTATGCCGCCGGCACAACCTACGCTCTGGCCGCCCGCGTTATCTACGCACACCGGATTTACGAAAGCCTCTCGGCCGGCAATATCGGCCATACGCCAGACACCAGCCCGGTTTATTGGTCAGACGTTGGCCCGACAAATCAATGGGCAATGTTTGACGAGCAAACCTCGACGATTACCTCCGCAACCAACAGCATGACGGTGGTGATCGCCACCGGCATGATAGACAGCATTGCACTGATTAACGTCAGCGCCTACCAGGCCGACATCGTCGTGCGCGATGGCATTGCCGGCCCGGTCATTTACAGCGACACACTTTACTTCTCGGGTGATGTGGCAACGGATTGGTATCAATACTTCTTTTACGACCCGCTTTCGGAACGCACTCAAGGCATTTTAAAAAACATGCCGCCTTATACCTCGGCCAGCGTTACCTTGACGCTAACGGGTGGCGGCGTTGTGTCAATCGGCAACTTTATTTGCGGCATGACGGCAGAAGTCGGCGGCGTGCAGTTTGGCGTTAACGCCGGCAATATTAGTTACAGCCGCAAAACAACCGACCCGACCTCGGGCGTCACCACCTTTGTGCGCCGCGCCAACTCGAAGCGCATTTCCGCCAATTTGCTGATTGAAAAGCCGCAACTCAACCGCGTGCAGCGTTTGCTCTACGGCCTGGACGCCACGCCCTGCGTCTGGATTGGCTCAGAGGATGAAGAACTCGAAGAAGCCCTCGTCGTGTACGGCTTTTATCGTGATTTCAGCACC